CCTGCTGTAAATAGTGATCGGGTTGTTGCCTTGATACTTCTGCTGCAACTGCGCCAGTTCTTGCTTTTTAAACACTACTGATGGCCCACGCCAATTAAACGCATTGCCTTTTGACTTTGCTTGTCCATCATCCCAAGCATCAGAGTTTTCTTGTTGCTTTTGGGCAACATAAGTTTTCCCGGTTAGCTTGTGATGGTAGGCGTACTTGCCGTTGCTTTGCATTACCTTTGCAACGCACACAATGATGCCATCTGCAACCAGTGCGTCTTTAATTCCCGCTGCTGAATCTAGGTATTTGCCTGTCATGCGCTTGGTAATCGTTCTATGGCTTACAGGGCCATTCTCAAGCTGTTTCAAGTAGTAGAGTTTTGCTGGTAACACAGTGTCAGTTCCTTCTTTGTAGTAAGTTCAATGGCCCGAGCTAAGACAGCAACAGTAGCTGCCTCCAAGTCGCCGGGATCAAAAGTGTACTGCTTGACAGCTTGGATTGCAGTAACGCAAAGCTCCTGTGCTGCAAAGTATTCTTGGTTGTCTGGTGTAGTCATGCTGGCAAGGTTATCATTGTTGACCAGCTTGTCTATTAGGGTTTGTCCTAGTGTTTTTTTTGTTGATGCGTCATAAGATGGAGGCTCAACAAGACAGGAGTTCACATGGTAATTACATTGTCCCGCAAGGAAATCGAGAAAATTCTTCTTGATTACGCAAACAAACTTATTGAAGGCTACGGCTTTAATGACGTTGTGTCTAGCACATACCGCGACCTGCCATCTACTATTGAGTTGGTCAGAACAGAACCGAAAGAACCGACACAACCGATACAGGTGCAAGAATGACTACATTTCAAATTCGTTGCAAAGCCCGTGAGTTGTTTAAGACTTACGATGCGCCACCACAAGTCATTCAGCAGTACCAACGCAAGTGGGTGCGTTCTGTTATCCAGCTTGGCCCTAACTGGCTGTTGGCTCAACCTGTAAGGAAAGTAGCATGAACGTCTATCAAAAACTTAATGATGCTCGTCATAAGTTTCACAGCACTGAACTGAAAAAGTCAGGCCACAACAAGTTTGCTGGCTATAAGTATTTTGAACTTGGCGATTTTATTGTTCCAGCCTTAAGCATCTTTGATGAAGTAGGCTTGACTAGCGTTATTAGCTTTGGCAAAGAGTCGGCTGATATGCGAATCATCAACACTGACAAGCCAGAAGAAATGATTGTGATTGAGTCTCCCATGTCGGAAGCTAATCTTAAAGGCTGTCATCCCGTGCAGAATCTTGGCGCTGTGCAGACCTACATTCGCAGATACTTGTGGGTTGCTGCGCTTGAGATCGTAGAACACGATGCGCTTGATTCGTCTAAGCCTGTTGAAGACAAGAAAGTCATCATCACCCCATCACAGGGTATTGCAGACACTATTCCTCCAGAGGAAATGCAGTACCTTCAGGAATTAGCGATTGATCTAATCGCTAACGTGGCTGAAGGAAACCCAAAGCAAGCCCTTGACAGGCTTGACTCTGAGAATCTTGAGGCCGATCAAAAGGTGGCACTGTGGTCATTGCTAGACAGCAAAACCCGGTCGGCTATTAAAAAAGCAAAGGAATAAATATGGAATACGACAACAGCAATCGCGGAGCCATCTTTAAAAACGATGACAAGCAACAAGACAACCATCCAGACTACAAAGGCAGTCTGAATGTTAATGGTGTTGACCTGTGGGTGTCAGGATGGCTTAAAACGTCCGAGAAGACGGGTAAAAAGTTTATGAGCCTGTCAGTCAAGCCAAAAGAAGATAGGCCCGTTAAACAGGCTTCTAGCCCTAAACGCATTAATGTTCAATTTGATGATTCAGACGTACCCTTTTAACTTGGAGAAACTATGACTTTTAATCTTGACGCAAATGAAGCCGCTTTTATTGTCCGTGTTCTTGGACAATTGCCAACAGAATCTGGTGCTTTTCCGCTACACCAGAAACTTGTTCAACAGTTCAAAGAACAAGAGACAGACGCTGAAGTAATGCAAGTTGGCGGTACTGATTAATTAACGGGGGAAAGCGAATGCTGGTTATTGGGAAACGTGCCCGAGACGACAAAGAGACACTAGTGCAGCGAGTACCCCACCTTATTTAAGTTAGCAATGTTATTGTCATTCAATAATGTTGCTAACATCCATAACTTAGGACAAGACATGGAATACGCAAACAAGTTCAAAGAGTTTTTTGACATTAAGTTTCCCCGTGTTCGGGCGACTGATCCTGTTGAATCGTTTGAAGCAGCAGACTCAATCGTAGAGTCTGCATCAAAGCATTGGAATCTTATTTCTGATTGCCTAAAAGAACATGGGCCACTTGGAAAAGATGGCATTGCAGGGTTAACTGGCCTTGATGGAAATCAAGTTGCTCGGCGTATGAACGAAATGAAGGTTATGGGCATGGTGTTCCTAACAGGCAAGACAGTTAAATCAAACAGTGGTCGTAACGAAAGAGAATGGACAGTATGAAAGAAACGCAATCGTTTGGCATGACAGAATTTCAGGTCATGCAATGGGCTGCTGCTCGTGGTATCTACGAGAACGGCACAGCATTGGGTCAAGCCAAGAAAACAGTAGAAGAAGCAAATGAGTTGCTTGCTGCTGTTACTGCCAATGACCGTGCGGAGATTGCTGATGCTATTGGTGATGTGATGGTCACCCTAGTCAACGTAGGTGTGCTGTGTGACCTAGATGTTCGTCAATGCTTCTATAACGCTTACAAGGTCATTGAGCATCGCAAGGGCTACATGAACAAAGACGGTCAGTTTGTAAAGGAGTCGTAATGCCATTTACTGTTTCAGTATCTGCACTTGACAAACAAGTATCAGGTAACCACTACAAAGACAAAAGCATCCAGCCCATTGTCTACATCCATGCAAATGATCTAGGCTTTTGTGAAGGCAACGTAGTGAAATACGTTACCCGGCACAAGGACAAGAATGGCGCTGCTGACATACGCAAGGCCATTCATTACTTAGAGTTGCTGCTTGAGTTGGAGTACAAAGATGACACCCCTGCTGCCTGATGTTTGTCGGTGTGAACCAGAGTTCCCTGATAACTACTGCAAGAATTGTCGGCGTTGGCTTAGTCACCCTGAACAAGTAATTAGCCCACGCACTTTGGTTGTGAATGTAGAGACAAGCGCATCAGAGGCCTGTGCCTACATCCCGGTTAGTTTTCAAGAACGTCCAAAACGTGCTTGATGTGCTTCAGGCGGTCATCTAAGCCAATTGTGCCGCCATTGATCTTTTTGGTCATGGCTGTGTAATCTTTTGCATCGGCCTCTTTGTTTAGGCCACGCTTATTCCAAAACCATGCCGCTGAAAGTGCTGCATATTTTGGCGACAACAAAAGGTCAGGAGAATGAATGAAATCTTCACTCAAAGCATCACCACACAAGGTGTAGTTATCTTTGCCAGTCAACTGGATCAGGCCACGGCCTTTGTAGAGGCTACCTTCCTCAGTTTCTTCGGTTCCATTCCCAATACGACCACCGTATACCTTGTTTGCGATCTTGTCGGGATTGCGGTGATACGGTTGTGCTGCCTCAAGATTAGGAAATCTGCTAGGCCAGACACGGCATAAGGCTTCCGCTGAATAATTTAAGTTTTCTTGCAAGGTCTTAAAGTTGCCTGATTCGTGAGCGCATTGACCAATGAAAGCAGCCATCCGCAGTGGCGTGTTGATTTCATAGCGTTGCATAGCCTCATTCAAAGGCTCTAGCCAATCGTCACCAATGTGCAATTCTTTAAGTTGTTCAGCAGTAATCACTTAGATGCTCCAGATTTAGAAAGCAAATCGGTCTTGGCCTGTGAGCCAGCAGACGAGCCGAAATAATAAGCGATGATGCCCGTCCACGCAGTACCCAAGCTGCCAAGCATCATCAAAATTGCAGGGTTGTTGCTGTCGATCTGGTTAAAGAACATCATTACCATAATGCCAAAAAAACCAATGGTCACAGCGCCAGCCAAGATAGGTGGCATCATGCTGCGAGTGGTTGCTTGCATCTCCCGTGCTGACTTGCGGTCTTCCACCTCCAGCTTTTCAAAGTTTAGGCCAAGTTCTTGCGCTTGCTTTTGAAGTTCAATTTCAGCAATTTTGACCTGTGCGATTTGTTCTGCCGACAGCTTGTTGTTGCTAATCATGTCTCCAACTTTGTCAGGGTCAACGCCAATAGCTTTGGAGATGGCCGACACAGCCATACCCGCTAGTGGGCCACCCATTGCAGTAGCGATGGTAGGTGCGATTTGTTTAAGCCAATCCATATTAATTACCCCTTTTGGTTAGCATTGCGCTGGCGATTTCCAGCATGAATTTTACCTGTTGAATGTCTTGCGGTGGCTCTGCCCACCCGACCGTGACCTGCCCAACAAATCGGTGGCTGTCTGGCGGTACGCTTACCCGGCAGGTGAACGTCACGCCCTTTTCCAAGTACCACAAACCCACCTCAGACTGAGCGTAGCGGTAGTCCCCACAAGGGATTTCGTTGGTCATCAGTTTGACCACATCAGAGTTGTTGGCCGTGTTCTGGCTGAACAGCCCCACATCAATGTCTTCAATCGTCTTGTCCCTGCCGTCCTTGGTGTAGGCTTTGTACAGCACCCGACTGTTAAACAGCGGGTTAACCTTAAACACAGCCACCACGGTTGCACCTGTCTTTTTGAGCAGCATGGAACTGGCATCGTCAGCACGGGCATGGTTGATCTCAGGCAGCTTCTTCGATTCCTTGTAAGCGTCAAACATGAACTCTTGGTTCTGCCACAGGAAGTACCCGGCAAACGCCACAACGCCCATCACAAGGATGGCAAACAGCTTGAACGGGCTGTCCACATAGGTCAGCACTTTGTCAATGATGGACTCAGGCTTTTCGCTCATCGCAAATGCTTCATGTAAAGAACGATGCCGCCCACCAGAAGGCCAGCAAGGACGATTACTCCCAATCCGATGGCTATGTATTCAACCATGTCCTCAAGCTGTTGCTGCCGCCTTTTTGCTTCTCTGGCGGCTTCTTCCTTGGCTTCCCTGCGCCTACGGGCAGCAGCGGCTTGGAACTTCTGCCAATCCTCCCACATGCCGGGTCTGCCAGCGTAG